CTTATGGTGACAGTTGGAGGATACTAGTATCCCCTACTTTCCACCATAAATCTGGTGAACTCCAGTACTCTGTAGGGCAACCTATAGGCTACCTAAGTTCCTGGAGTGTCTTTTCCCTGGCGCACCACCTAGTGGTGTACCTCGCGGGAAAGGATGCTGGAGTATCAGTAAGAAACAAGTACGTTCTCCTAGGGGATGATATCGTCATTGCTGACGACGCCCTAGCGAAAAGTTACATACAAATTATCTCCGATCTTGGAGTCGAGATCTCACCGCTCAAAACTCATGTATCTTACGATACATATGAGTTTGCTAAAAGGTGGTATATGGACGGGAAGGAGATTTCTCCTTTCCCTATCCTCGCGTTTAGTAATAAACACTATACTACCATCCTATCGGCCGTCCTAAACTCTCGTGAGAGAGGATGGGACTCCATAGGATATTCCATCATCGAAACGGCGGCACTCTACTCCTCTATGATCACAGGCCATTATGGTCCTGCTTTCATAGAGAGAGCCGAGGGGATGTTTACTCTTTACTACTCTGTTTACAGAGCGATAAAGGGATGGGCATCCTGAACCGAGGTTTGGAATAACCTTCGTTATGCACGAAGGGAGCTCCGAACCATGAGATCGAGTTTCCAAGATCCTAAGTTTGGTGATCACCTTTACAGGCTCACCCTCTTTGCAATGTACTACACCCAGGGAATGGGTGCACTTGCCTCAAAGTCAAAAGAACTAAGGAACCGGTTTTCCGGAACTGTGTTCTGAGACTCTGAACTCAACATCCTACCAGCTTCGACGGAGGAAGGTGCGTTCTTCCAATCTCTCCCACAAGTTAAAATTCTTGAACGACTAAAGGATCATATGCTCCGGGCTATCTCTAACGCAGATACTATGGATCCTGAAGAATATTTCAAGACTCTTATGGGAAAGAATAAAGAGGAACCTATCGGACTCCTAACAAGTGACCTTTCCACTCTATTTACTCAAAGGACCCAACCTACGGGTTGGACTGTTCTGAACAGTATAGTTAATAAACTTGTCCTTTATGCATCTAGAATGGTTAAGTCAGGTATGGATTTCAAGGATGTAACCCCGCTACCATATTACCTCGCTGTAGAGATTTTCTCACCCCTTCTCGAGTACGGAGACCATGTCTCTGCTGACTCTAGGGGAGATCCGATCCTCAGTATATACTGAGAGGATGTGAAATTCAATACAGAAGGTCTTTATGGAGATGGAGTTACGCCACCCTGGATGGAGGAGCTCTTCGACGAAGAGGTTAAGTCACATTCCGCATACTACGGTAGCAACCTAACATTCGACTGAAACTAGTCCACCCGTCATGGTCCTTGCCTTTCCTTCACAAGAAAG